CTAAGAACCGTAGAGCAGCAACGCACTCACCGTAGAACTGAGTGGGGACAATTATGTCATCCCCATAGACAAGGATGTCGACACCCAGGTTAGACCCAGGGCAGCATGCCTTGACGATACTGGCAAATATGACAGTCTCAAGTTCGAAGGTGAACCCATTACCCATACTGGAGAACTTCTCCAGCACGACGGTTTTACCGTCGATCACCGTGGTAGGGCTACGGAGGCTCGCAAGAGCCTCGTGCCATCGGTAGGGGAGCAAGAGTTTTACCAGATTCTTGCAAATGGTATCACTGGCAGACGACAAGTCGATAGTCGCAGCTAGTCCTGTTAGGCTAGCTTCACATGCAGCCTGCATGTGTATCTCCTTGCCTCGACGCAAATCGAGGCCGGCTCGGAAGAGCCGACCCTTCATCACCTTGCCGAGCCCGAGCTGATAAAAACCGTTAATTGACGGTTCTTTGGCGCACGGGCGGTCGATGGTCGAATCCTTGGGTACCGAGAAAAACTCGTTGCCCCGGACAGACCGCGGCTGTCTCTCCAACGCAACCGCAGCTGCGGCCCATAAAGTCCCCGACCAAGGGACGAGATGGAACAGGGCGTTGGGGGTATAGGTTGGAACAGAGGTCATCTTATCCGGCACAGTTGAATGTGTCGATTTGTCACTGACCGTGGCCCCAGGGCCGAATCTACCTTCCCAGGTAGCAGGCGGAGAGTCCCCAAGAATATCCAGCACATTTTGCCTCACCTGCGCTAAAAAGGCGTAGATGCGTTCGTCCGAAAAGTTGTTAGACTCATTCAGAAGAAAGGGCTGAAGTCTCAGGTTGCTCTTCGCGCACGCGTGCTCACTCTCCCACCACTTGCTCACACATCTCGCTCGACGCTCGGCTGCCCCGAAACCGGGGATACAGTCAAGTTTCTTCACGAGAGCGTGCGATTGGGCGGCGAAAAAGTACGCTTCGGCATCGCAATAGTCACTAGGAACACAAGGAAGCTCCAAGAGCTCCTTCCATAGTCCGTGTCTCGCCATGATGGCGAGAGACAGGGACCGTGGGCAGTCGAGTCGCTCCATTGTGGATGCGACAAAGTTATGCAGCTCGGCTGTCATAACACACCTCTTCTCACGTGTTGATGAGACCCACCCGGGAGGGTGGGGAATTGGCCTTACGTAGCGGAATAACCCGCGTTCAGGCACGCCCTCACGAGCGTCGATGCGAGCAGGTTGACGAACTGTGCCGAGGCTTCCGCCTCGTCAGTCGCCGACATGTCGATATCGTAATTCCACGTGAACTTGCCCATCGCCTTGCGATGGACAGAGGTAACACCGGTAGTGGTGTCCGTCTTGATCTGCGGGTACATGTACGTCGCCGTGAACTCACGGGCGGCGCCATTTCGCGCGGATCGAGCGGCCAACCGAAGCTCGGGCTGGAAGCCCAGGGCGGTACCGATCGACTGACTCTTCCATGTGGCAGAGGTCCCATCACCAGAGGAGGGTTGAACCCCCGTATAGGTGATGTTGGTCGTGTTGTCGTTCTTCTTGACGACGATGTCAGCAATTGCAGGCATAGGGCCTACTCCTTTGGTTTGCCAATAGGCAAGTTGACGGATCGCGGTCAGTGACCGCGGGTGAGTGCTTGCAGCAACAATGCTGAAGAAGTAACCAGCCGAGACAAGTCTTTTCCAAGGCTGAATTGGCGCACACCGAGCTTCACAGCTGGGAGTGAACGACTGGCCCGCACTTCGCGGCACCAGATACCGGTTCTGTACATGCCGGGATTTAGAGTTGGGTAAGCCCAATTCGTATACTCGGCATAGGACCACATGTTTTCCCTCGTGTAAGGCTCTGTTAAAGCCACGCCGTACTGATCCGTGAGTGAGTTAACGAATTGGTTAACATTCACGAAGTAGTCGACAACAAAGGACCAGCGCATGAGTTCCCACGCGGTAGCAAAAGGGTTTATCAGGCCCAACTTCTGGGCCAAGTAGAGGTTCGGATTGCTAATCTGAGCCTCACAACCCATTTTGGCTTTATACCACCATTCCTCCCGCTTAAGCCAGCGATTGGACACCACACTACTACCCGTAGTAGAATTGTCGGCACGCTTGCAGTAGGCTTCAACCTGCTGGGGGTCAAAGTCACGCGAAAGGAGTTCAGCACAGGTTTGGACATCTGACATCAACGGCATGTAGCCGAAGAAGACCTTTAGTATGTCATTGCTGAAGGCTTGCCCCACGCCCAAAATCGTGTAGCCCCCAGGCCGGCGCGCGAGCGCCGACCTGTTAAGGACTCTACGAGAGCGGGGTACAAGCCGCCTAATAATGGCATAGCATTGGCGGAGGTCCTTATCCATCTGATTGATGGTTTTCTTCGCTTCCCCCAGAGTGGCCCAAAGAAGGGCATCTGAGTTTAGTTTTCCATTCAAGCGCTCCCGCGCTGCGTTCTGGACAGATGTCTTGAACGTCGATGGAAGGTCAGAGTAGCGTTTGGGGCTTCTAGTACCATAAGAGGACGGACTTTGAGAGTTCGTCAAATGGCTATAGACCCCAGATCCAGCGTCGATCCCGATACCTCGGTCGGTTCTGACATACGGAAGCGGAAGGTTATACGGCTTTGCTTGCCGATAAACCTGACGCGACCAATACAGCGCACCGACTCCAGTAATGCCGGGGGTAGAACTTTCTATGAATGGTCCCGTTATCGGAGTTACCATGATTCCTCCACAGAAGAGGAACCGAAAGTTCCCCACATCCTAAGGGTGTGGCCGGGCTGGAAAAGTGGGGAGCTACCCCACTTACCGTTGAAGAGATTCGCCCTGGTTAGTGGCATAACATGCAGCTAACATGCAAGGAACCACACAGGTAGTGTGGCTCGCGAGTCCCAACA